GTTCACTTGATCGGTGTTGATCGTGAAGACCATCGCCGACTCATCGAGGTCTAGAATCTGGTGGTTCTCGTATTGTGAGGTTCTGGATGCCCACAGGGTTTGTGGGTTGTTGTCAGTCCCGGCCCACCACAGGCGATCCTCGTAGAATGAGACTGTGCGCGGGTATCCGTTCTTCCCCGTCCATGCACCATGCGCCCATCGGTGAGTGGCATCAGCCGCCACCCCCACCACGCTATCGGGCAGTCTCTTCACCACGTCAGCAGTGGCCGTAAACCCATCCCCGGCCACGGCTGTGATCGTGACGTAACCCTCGCCGCTGTGGAGGTACTCCCAGGAATACTTCCCATCCTTTGCTGTGCCTGTCTCGTGGATGGGTGCGCTGGTGCCCGTCACCGTTTCACCGTTCTTATTGGTCAGCTTGTATACGTTGTTCTCAAAGTAGACCGTACTCCCTCCAGCCACGGACATGGTACCTGAATACCGCTCATTATTGGTGCCTGCTTCCCATACCCCGTGATTGCTGCCGATGATCTCCGAGAGTTTGAACTGCCCGCCAACCATCAGGGGATCATTGAAGACCGCAGTGGAGGGCTCCGTGGTAAGCGTGATGCCGAGCCCGGTGGTGGCACTGGCGCGCACCTTCACCGCAGTGTCTAGGTTCGTCGGCTCAAAGGGCACCTGATCGAATGCAATGATCGAAAGCGTCCAAGCATCGTGTGCCGTGCGGACCAACTTGCGCGGGTTCCAATCCGGGTGAGCGAGGTAAAGCACATCCGCAGACTGTGCAAACTGTATCGAGTCCAGAGTCGAGGACGGGTAAGGTGTCGCAATCTCGTAGATCGCAGACAGGGAATCCAGCACTTGCCCGCCATCCTTGTACACCCGCATGAACAGGTTGCTGAACTCAAGGATGTACGCTTGATCCGTGCCAAACTCAAACGGGATCAGACGGGTAATGTCCGCAGAGTTCCTAACCTCGGCCACATGGCGGGTGCCACTGCGCTTGCGCGCTCCACCCTGCACCAACGGATAGAAGTTCTCCATAGCCGCACAGCCATTGGCATACTTCGCCAAGTCCACGCGACCGTCGAGCGTCGGTGATAGCTCACCTGCGTTAAAGGATGTCTGGATCGTCGAGGCTTTTGCCATCAGTACCTCGCGTTAATCCAAGAATCCTCCTCGAATGGCATGGGCGATGACTCCTGCCCGTCAGCCTTCCGAGCCAAGCTCATCAACCCCTCATACTCCTGGGCTGCAATCTGCCGCTTGGTGTTGCTCTGAGTCAGTTCCTCGCACAACTCCATTGCCAACCGTGCAGCCACTGTGCTCTGGAGCAGAGAGTCCCACTGGTTGGGGTCTTCCTCACGCCGCACATACCGCATCGAGATCGGTGTGCCTTCGTCACAGAGCAGTTTTCTGCCCTCGACTACCCAGGGCAGCGTGGTGTCATACACCTCGACCACGCGCAGACAGTCGGCTGGCAGTTGGTACTGAGCGTCATACCCAAAGGATGGCGCATCAGCCAGTGCTGCCAACTTGGCGCGAGTGATGACTGCATTCCAGGGGTGGGCGCGGAGTACCTCGTCACGGATGTGTGTGTACGCACTATTGCAGGCGCGTGCCTGCTTAGAGTCATCCGTGAGTGAAGTAATCCGCGCCTCGCCAACACGGCTAAGCGCCCTATTGCATATGTCCGTTGCACTGGGCATCCGTTATTGGCTCCCTTAGAAATCAGTCGCCTGCGGTATAGAAGGCTTCCAACTGCACAATTCCCATCGCAACCGTCTGGGCAGTAGTCATCGTCAACGTGATGTCGAACGTACCACCTGGGTCGGATGTGTAGGTCGCTGCCCCGACGATGTTCACCAACTCCCACATCTGAAGACCCATGTTCTCTTCGTCGAAAGCGACCCCTGCGCATTTCTCAACACGGTTCGCCCCCGTAGCCGTTGACAGAGCAGTTGCGAACGCGTCGTGACAATCCGCATGGGGAAGCGCCCCATCGTGAGCATCGCCTGTGCGGTAGATCCCGATGTCCGCAGCACCCGCAGTCGATACGCCGTCGCAACTGAAGAGCAGAGAGTAAAGCCTGTCGCTGGACTTGAGCGTGAGCATACGAACCTCGTCGGCGATAACCGCCGCCGTGCCCAAGCCAACCCGTGCGTGTGTTCGCCTCACCCGAGCGTGCGAGAAACCCGCAGATGCTCTCCTCTGTGTGTCCAGCCCGAGAGCTTCGGTAAGGGCACCAACACCCGGCTCGACCGTGCCACTGGAATTGAAAAGATTGCTGAAAATAGTTGCCATGATGTTTGTTTCCTTCTTGCAGTGACGTTCAGGGACCGGCACGACACCGCCCCGGCCCCTTCACATCATTGGGTGGTGCTAGGCCACACGATCCGCCACGATCTTGACAACCTTGCCAAGCTCAAGGCGGGTAGCACCAAAGGTGCCCTTGCAATAGACCTGCGTGGCAAACGATTTGTCTGCCCTTTCTTCGATCTTGGTGGTGATGTCATTCCAGGTGCAAAGGTGCATTCCCGACTTTGCCCACATTGGGCAATCTTGCGAGGCGGCTACCGAAGTATCCAGCCTCTGGGTCGTAACGAAGTTAATCCCCAGGAACGAACGCACCTGACCATCCACCAGCACCTTGGTGGCGTTGGAGTCGATGGTCTGGATCTGGGACATTCCCAGGAGGTCTTCATGCTGCTCTGCGGTGATCGCCATGAAAATCTGGTCATTGTCGAGATCGACCTCGTTCTCCATGAGAATCCGCTTGCCTTCAAGCAACTGACCGATTTCCAACGCCCCGGTAGTACCAGCAGAAACGGTATTCCCAGAAAACGCCTCATCGGTCGATCCGTTCTCACCCGTCTTCGACGTACCGAAGAAGGCACCGATGATCTCGTCATCGATGGCCCTGCCCAGGGCATACGCCCCGTTGACGGCATACGGTGACTGCGGATCAATCAGCATCCGCACCTTGTCCTGGTCGTCGATGAGGTCCGCCCACTCGTAGTCCACTGGGAACGCCCAGCGTGCACTGTGAGGGGTGGAGATCAGCGGCGTGTCCGAGTGTCGCGTGGTCCGCTTGACTGCGTTGACTGCACCCACTTGCTCCACAGCCTTTGCTGCTTTGCCGGTGGCTGAACTGGTCATCACGCTCTCGCGGAGTTTGGAACCCTTCTGCTGAAGCAGGTGGGCGACGTTCGTGCTGTATTGCTGCACAAAGGCAGTCGAGATTTGATCGCTCATTAGGATAGTCCTCAGTGGCGCAGTTGCGCCTTGCGAGGCTTATCCGCCCATCGGCGGGGCCATCATTGAAATACACACGGCTTCCAGGGCTTGCCCGAGTGCCACCTCGGAGCCATTTCGTTGGCTGGAAGGCTTGCCCGGTTGCCACACCGGGGCCGTGGTTCAATGGTCTTGCTGTTGTCTTACAGTGGTCTAGTCACTTTCATGCCACAGGTTGCTACTCACCCGCAACCTCTGGGTACGCTAAAGCGTGCAATTTCATCACCCAAGCCTTCGCTTCTAGGCTCCCGCCCAGGTACTGGCCCATGAATACATGGTCGCTCATCAAGGTTCTGAGAACCTCCTTAGCTTCCGCTGGGTCTTCGCTGCCGGGCCTCACTCGCCCGCCGCCTCTGGATGCGCCAAGGCGTGCAATCGGTTCATCCGGGCTTTCGCCTCGGGAAGACCCTTGTCCAGATATTGCGACTTGAATGTCTCGTCGAGCATCAATTCGTTGATCTTGGCCTGCGCCGCTGCCGGGGTCATCCCAAACTGAGATCCTGCTCCGCTGTCCTCGCCGGGCATTCCCTTGTGCTCTCCTAGTCCCCGGCCAATCTCAGCCGAGAGTTCCAGCAATCCCCTCAAGCCCAGGGCACTCTCCAGTTTGTCCATCTTCGCGTCATCGAGGCCGAACTTCTGCCTAAACCGGGTGCCTGCGGCAATGTTCTCCTCCCAGGCACCTCCCCAGTCCTTCCTCAGAGCAGCCTCATCGGCACTGGCCTGCTCCTGCCGCTGGTTCTGGAACTCCACAGACGCCGCTTCCATCCGCCCGTTGTACTTTGCGTAGATGCTCTGCGCTTGGGTCTTCGACAGACCCGCCTCGTGTGCCCAGCTTGCTAGGTCAGGAGTGAGGTCAATCCCCCCCTC